CTGCTATAGAATTGTTCTTTGTTAAATCAATAACCATTTTAAGCCTTTCATTTTTTTTAACCCATAATAGTTATAATAACCTTTATGTCAATAATTATAATTGACATGAAACCACATTGGTTTATAAGGGTTTAAAACAGAGAGGTAAATATGAATAAGAATAAATCACAATTAAATAAACTATTAAAAAAGTATCACAGAATGTTTGATTGCTTTGGTAATAAAATAAAAAGGAAAACTAAATGAAACACAGACTAACACAATGTCAGGAAGATAAAAAACTTCCTAACAAAGACTTTGCTAAATTCTTGGGATTAAAAGGAACTAATCCAACAGTAACTTTGTTGCGTTGGAAAAACTGCCAAAGAATACCGCATCCACGTTTTATGAAACAAATTACAAAACTAACAGGGGTAACTCCTAATGATTTTTATGAGGCATGGTATGAAACCAATAAACTTTGATAAAGTTATTATAAGTTGGCTGGATATAAACAGTTGCGACAACGCATGGAATACTGAGGAAGATTTAAAAGACTTAGTTCCTGCTATGTGTACTACAATAGGTTATCTTTATGAAGAGAATAAAGATTGGGTAAAAACTTTTGCAACATATAGTTTTAACACAGACAGTCTAGACGTAGGAGATTGTGTTGTAATTCCTCGTGGCGTAATTTTATCTATTAAAAAATTAGAGAACTAAATGGATGATAAAAGAAAAATGCTTTTAAAAATATTAAAAGTAAAAAGAGATACGTTTAAAATATATAATAAAATACCAGCACCTTTTAATAAAGGTTTAAAACCAAACATGGATATAACTAAACTGCTTGAATATTTTGAAAGGATGAAATGATTGATCAAGAACTACACGTTGAGGATGTAATAGAATTGTATGATGAGAAGATTGTCATACTTAAAAAAGAAATAGATAGGCTTAATGAAGAAGTACAGGTTCTTAATATGGAACTAATGAAACTGAGAGCCAATGTCATTTCTTAATCACAACATACCAGTATGGAAAGCCAAAGTTAGATTAGAATATTTATACAATAAAGAAAAACATATTGGCGAAGAAGAGGTATGTCTTATCCATAGCATAACTACCTTAGAGGGTAGAACTCCATTGTTTAATATCATGCTACCGAATGGTGCTAACTATGCAAGGCTACCAATCACAGCTTTTTTTTCTGATCAATACAATAGAAAAGATGTAATTGATTTAGAATTAAAACAAACTGTGTATTGGGATTGCTTATCTTACCATGCTAATGTTATTGAGTACAATGCTCTAGCCACATCACAGTGTAAGTTTATTGATCGCTTTAATAAATTACATAGAGCTAACTACATGTTTAGTATTGACTACTGCCAACCTGATATGAACTTATTAAACATAACTTATAGTGAAGTAAGTGAAGAGCATAAACACCACCACATATTAGAATTAAATAACTTAGATGAATGGCAAGGTAATTATGCACTCATGCCAAACAATAAAATATTATTTAATCTACCAAACTTTACAGTTAAAGATCAAATACCAGATTATAAAACTAATATGGATTATCCAAGTGTTGAAACAGATAGTTGGAGTACATCAGATGATGACAGCTTTTATTACAAGGTTAAAAATTAATGGCAAGATATAACTATTTCGTAGGTGGATTTGGCGACTTCTATTCCGAATGGCATAGAAATAAATGTAATGATATTGCTTACATAGATATTGATTCAGTTCCTATTTGTATTAACAAACCTTGTTGGAAACCATTAGCAGTTATTGAAACTGTATATGATACTGGTAAGAACTATAAGAAATATACCAATGTTGTAGAAGCCATAGCACAAGGCTTAAATATACCCTGTTTTTTACTATACTATAAACCTATACCAGATACGGATAGCCTAGAGTTCAAAGTTCAGCGTCTATACCCTGTTAAAAGCGGTTTAAACCCTATTCTAGAAGAGGAGTGGTATTACGTTATGTTAGATTTACAGATACAGCATGATAAAGTGTGCAAACACAAGGTAAAACGTGCCTAAGTATAAGCAACATATTAGAGTGCCTACTGGTTTATTTGATCATCCTGGCTACAAAGGCTTGGCAGATAACAGAAAGCCTTATGCTTTAGCAATCATTGTAATGCTTTTAAAGTATGTAAATCAAAAGAAAGGCGAGTGCTTTCCTAGATACGCAAAGATCAGAAAGGATTTAGGATGCAGTAAAAAAACCCTAACCAATTATATGCACTTGCTTTCCACTGCTGGACTGATTAAAATTAGGCGGCTATCTTCTACTAATCTATACACAATTAACCCTATTCTACTAGTTAATGAAGTGAACCTAGTACAGGGGGTGGGGAATATGGTACACATCAGTGGGGTACCTAATGCACATATTAATAAAACATATTTAAATAAACATATTGTATTAACTAAGAATAATAAAATGAATAAGATAGATAAGATAGTTAATAGTAAAGATATAGATAAACAGACTAAGATAATAGAACTAGCTAGTGTACCTCTGGCAGAATTACAAAGCTATTATAATAAACATCCTTATTACATACAACAAGCCATTGAGTACCAAGAGCAAGAGCTGCGTGATAAAAGAGCTGTACCAAAGCATATTGTAGAGCAAGCCATGACAGCAGCGGTATCAAAGAATGCAAAGAACAGAAGTTTTAATTATCGTAAGAAGATTGAGTTTAATAAAAGAAATAATTTAGATTGGCAAGGCAAGCCAAAAGTAAAATGATATGGCAGGATTTAAATCAAAGAAGATATTCTGTTCTGGTATGTCAAAGTTATCTGGAAAGCCATGTCAGGCAAAAGGATTTCCAACTAATAGCTTTAACAAGCATGGATTTCAAATCTATAAATGTAGATTTCATGGTGGACAAAATACAAATTTCTATGGATTTAGGGACAGAACAAATAGAGGAGGATATAACAAGCCAGGTTATACAGATGAGAAGAAGATTAAAAGTCTTGCAAGTTTAAAACAATTTAGAGATAAGGATTTAGATTATGTCAGAAATTACTACGAAAGCCAAGCCAAGCCAAGAATTGATAGTCTTGGAAGATACAATTCTAAATACAGTATTAGAGCAGTTAAGCGAAGGCAAAACTCTAGCAAGTATAAGGAAGGAAGGAACATTACCGATCAGCTTGATCAAGTTCTATCAATTCTTGAATCAAGAGGAAAACAAAGAGATCAAATCTAGGATTGAAGAAGCTCGTAAGATTGGTGTTCAAAATATAGTAGATAAACTTTTAGACATTTACCAAGCAGATATAAATCAAGACACATTAGATCCAAATCTTATTAGTTGGATAAGAGAAAAAACAAAGTTTATACAATGGATTGCAGGCAAGACTAGCGATTTATATTCAGACAAAAAAGATTTAACTTTAAATAAAAATACTACTAATAATATTGTTGTTAGTTGGCTTGATAGTCCAGAACTTGAGCAAAAATACACTCAATATGAGAATGTCAAAGAAGAAAAAAAGGAAATACTAGATCAGTAATTTGTAAATCTGGCTTTAAAAAAAGCCATGTATGTATCTGGAAAACATCTAAAACAAAAATCAAAAAAAGCCATGTAAGTTTATAGAAATCTAAAATTACAATACAAAAAAAGCCATGTAAGTTTATTGGTATTAATAATTTTAGTTTAAAAAAAAGCCATGTAGGTTTATTAAAACGATATAAATATAATCAAAAAAAAGCCATGTATGTTTATCAATGGCTACAATGATATAAAGATAATGTTATAGATTATTTTTCTATTTGCTTAACTTCTTCAAAGTTATAATCAATTAAGCTATCCAATACGTTTTTTTTAACCTCTAAATTTTCATTGAATATTTTATCAATGTCGTAGTTATTCTCTTGAATATGCCTATCAATCATCTTGTTGATTAACTTGGTCATTGTAAGCTCTTCATGCCTACAACATGAGATTAACTTCTTCCATACGTCAAGTTTAAGGCTTATCATCTTTCTATTAGTGACGACATCAAAGGCGTTGAGTACTATTGTTTTTTTATTGTGCATGTTCATACTCATAATTATCCTCCATTATTTTATGATCAAGTAATCTTCTTTTATGTAATTCATACTCAATAATTTTATAATAAATTACTTCTTTCGTATCTTGTAAATTAAACGAAGAATAAAGATCAAATTGGTTTAGTAGCCTCTCATCATTCAATCTAGTTATATGTTCTTTTAACTGTTGTATTGAAGTCATGTTTATACCTTTCTATAAGTTGTTTATTATTTCTTCGTATGTATCTTTATCCCCTATCCAACAAGTACCAACGTTAACCTCTTTTGGCATAGTCTTACACTCTTTTATGAAGTAATAAGTTTCATCATCATAGAAGCCTTTACCATGCCAAAATTTTGGATAGGGTTTAATATCTTGATTGATCATTATGCTACCTCTTTCATTTGTTTACACTGTTTACAATTACAACCATTTAACTCACTAGGCTCAAGTATTTCTATGTCTTCATGATCTAGTGTTTCGCAATAATTACAAATTTTATCTGTAATTAAATCATCATAAAATCTGTTATCGCAATTTTTGCAATAAAGTATTTGTTTAATCATTCTTTCCCCTCCTTTATGTATCTATTATAAAAAGCATTAGCTCCTAAATTATGAATTATTTCATCTTTAAATTCACTTAGAAATTTATTTGCTTTGTCTTTGTTTTTTATTTTGAGTATGTCTGTAAGTCTTTCAGCTACATAATACATACAAACTTTATTGTCTTGTTTCATTTTTTTCCCTTTCATTAGTTAATATATAGTTAGTTTAAAATAATCATCTAGGAACACTAATAAGTGTATTAAACCATATCCTAAAACAATTATTATAACTGTTGTAATTAATGCTTTATAATCATCTCTATTAAACATTAAACAACCTCCAATTCTTCAACGTCTGGCATAATTTGATCTTCATGATCAGTATATTCTATTTTACCATATTCTTTGACTTTGTTTTCTGTATCATGATAAAAAATATCTAACGCTTCAGTCGGATCGTTAGCTTCTACTAAATACTCCTTAATCATTATTGGATAAGTTTTAATTATATATTTTTTCATTATGCTACCTTTCTGTTATTTAGTGTTTCTTGATACAATTCCCAATCAACTAAAGAAATATAATCTAAGTCAGCTAAAGATTTAATATTTTCCCCAGACCATGCTTTTTCAATTATCTCTTTGTAATTTTCAACAAGCGATTGAGCATATAAACAAGATTTTCTAATCATTAAATAATCTTTAACAGTGTATTTGCATGCATTTAAAAGACTTTCAGCTATATTATGAACAACAAAAAGTTTTGCACAGTCAGAAATAGAAGCGACGCCAGAATAATTTCTGTTGTCAAAACTCTTTCTGTGTCTAATTTCATCTTGTTTATTCATATTAAACAAATCATCTCTGTAAGCATTCCAACGTATATTATTTAATACACCTAGTTTTGAGTATGCTTGATTTATTGTTTTTATTATTTCTTTTTGTTGTTTGTTCATATTATAACCCTTTCAAAGTTATTGTTTGTAGTTATACTATAGATTAACCTAATTGGTGTCAATATAGTATAGATCTTATTTTAAGATCTCATAACCCACTAATAATAATGGGTTATAAGTTGTTAAAATTAGGCAACCTTTTTAACTTCTATAACTTCTTTATAGTCCCAATGATCTCTGTGCGAAATAGCTTTGCCATCTAAAACTAATTCTTCAGCTTGTTCTTTATTTTCTGCAAGTATAATATATGTTCTTTGAACGTCATATTCTAATACAACATTAAAAGTTTTTAGTTTTTTAGTCATTTATGCAACCTCTTTCTTGTTTTCTTCGTATTTTTGTTTGTGAAATGATAAAGCTTGATTTTTAGACTCTTTAATCATTTCATTTAAAGTATGAACACAAAATCCCATTTCTAAGATATTGTGCATTGCATCTGTTAACTGTAAGGTAAAAGCAACATGATTTAAATCGGATTTATGATTTAAAAATTTATCTCTGTAGCTTTCTAAGTCTTTCCAAGCGTTATTATATAGCTTGTTATATTCTCTGTCTTCTTTCTTTGTTATTTTTTTAGTCATTGTTTACCCTTTGTTATTTGTTTAACCACATTGGTAAACTATTAATAATATTATGTAAACTATTATTTTAATTATTTTTTAACCTTTTAGTTGTGTTGTTAATAAAAGGGAAAGGCAAAAAGAGAAATATATATACAAAGAGAAAGGCAACAAAACTATCCACAGTTTAACTAGAGATTGAATAAAAGGAATTAAAGAAGAATTAAACTAGATCAATGTAAGATTATACAACATGCGATTGTGTGGGTAATTATTAAGATTAATCAATTAAAGATATGTAATAAAGTTGGTATTCTTTAATACATTGCATTCATTTACATTGTGCGTATTTACATCGGTGTTGCATTTATATCACAGTATAAGATGATGTGTTGTATTTATACAACAGTCTATCGTGTTAGTTGTTATAAAGTTTATACCGATAAGTTGATTGTTAACGCTGTAAACTATTTAATTGTCTAAAAGCTGTCATGTTTTTGCTAACGACATACCCCATACCACCCACAGTTGAGCCGCCGATCGTAATATATATATACATGGGACTAGAGAACTCACTTTGAGCCATAGTCAGTTCGCCACAGAATCTTCGCCACACACAAAATCGCTAACTTATAATGGGTATATCCACAAACAACCCACCACCTTTTTTCTTTGCCTGACCAACCTTAATATAATATTAAAATACTACTAATAGTATATGAACAGATCAATGTACCAAGATGATGATGACAATGACTTTTATACAGCCAACGTAAAAGCAGTTGTTTATATTGAGAAAGATAATTCAATAACAGTTAAGTTCACAGGATTACAAAACAAAGAACACTCAGCAATATTTAGTTCTTGGTTAATGATGCTATTGAATATTGAAAATGCAATT